GCAAACTTACCTTTTACATTTCCAACTCCTCTTCCAGTTGTATCTGGCTTGCCGCCATATGCAGCTGCATGTGGGCCATATAATATATTGCCAGGATTATTTAAATCATATGATAATGATCCCGCTTTACCATTTTTTGGAGGATAGAACCCTTCACGATTTCTCTGTGCTGCCAGTACAGCATCTTGTTGTTCTCTTGTTAAACTAGCGAATGTGATACCTGCACCTGCCTCAGCTGGTGCCCCACCTCTTGCAGCTGCGCCTTTTGCATCGCCTTTTGATGCTTTTGAAGGAGTTTGTGTTGGGGTAATTTCTATAGGTGCCACATACTCGCCGCCGCCGCTGGCTACCATTTCACCACCAGCAGTAAATTCCATTCCGGCCGGGGCCCCGCCTGTTGCTTTCGTTGCATTACCAGGCACAGATTCGTTATTTGCTAAAGTCGGAGAAGTTAATTTTTGATTCTGTGTAAGTGTGGGAGTATTGTCTGCTACGTCTTGATTAGAAAAGTCACACCATATTTCATATATCAACCAAAGATCCATTCCTATAAATCCCAATTCAAACAAGGCGGCAACCCAACCAGCAACAGGAACTGCCGCCATGCCGGCCATGGTGGCTAACTTTATACCAAGTCTTGCAAACAAAGCGCCTGATTTTCTTTCAACAAAAACTAAAAATCTACCCCACTTAGTTAAAGGTTTTGTTGCTGTCTCTGTTACCCTTGCCGCAATGTTTGTGGCGGTATTGCTCATGGTTTTGAATCCTTGCGCTTGACGTTTAGCTTCAACGGGATTCATACCATTTTTACGATTAACTTCAAATTTTCTTTTTTCTTGCGCCGTCATGTCAGTTACTCGGCTTGGTGAATTTGAGCGTGGATTAGTATCAGGAGTACCAGGAGTTAAATTTTCCTTTATAGATCTTACAGAATCAACTGCACCCTTAGTCAATAAAGCTCCTTCAACCGCAGCCATTCCAGTATCTGCGTTGATTCCTAATTTTCTATTTGGTTCCGATTGTTTTTGGTCGGTGGATGGTGTAATGCCATTTACATCTGCTGCATTTACATCATCTTGATTATCAGATGATGTATTAAATAATCTGTCAAGACCAAATAAGGCGGCGCCAGCAAGAGCATATCGCCCACCCCCTCTAGATTTTGGTAGTCTTGTTTGTGGTCGACCAGTTCTGTTACGCTGGCCAGGACCGTTTGGTATACCTGGACCACCACCTAGCCCAAAAAGAGACCTTGCAGCTGCTGCAGCGGCAGCTTGTAATCCTGCCATTGCAAATTTGACTGCCACAATTGCTCCAAGTAAAATTGCAGCACCAGTATATAAATATTTCTTATAATCAGGACCAAACACTGTGGTAAAAAAAGTGTCAAACGCTTTATTTACAGATGCCCTAAAGTCCTTATCTAGAAAATATTTACCAATACCAACCATTAATCCTATTAATAAACCACCTTTCAATAATCCTTCTACTATTGAAGAAAAAATATTTTTAACTCCATCCATTAATCCACTAAAAAGACCACTAAAAAGTCCACCACTTTCTTTTTTTTCTCCGACTTGTGTTGGTGATGTACTATTCTTTTTGAACTGATCATTATATTCTTTATTTCTAGCCGCAGAAGTTTTAAAGAATGATGATGTTCCATCAGGTGATCTAACCGATTTTGCTCGAGGTATTCTGGATACTTTTGCTTTTTGCGGACTGGAAGAAGATTGCATACGCAAAAAATTTATATCTCTTGCTATTTCTGGCAAATACATTGAATTTTTAGCAGCAATCTTAGAGTGAGTTTTTAATTCACTAACTTCAGAAGTAAGGAGTTTGATAGTATCAGTGTTACCATCTTTTTTATCAGTATCAGCATTATCATCTTTTAATTTTGATGTCGCACTATAAGATTTAAATAAAGATGGTAACATTGTAGCCATAAGGCCAGATTGATCAAACATTTTTCTTGGATCAATTTTTTCTAGTGCGGCTTTACCCAAAGTGGAACCTAATCCCCCACCACTTTTCTTTTCTGATTTGTATATGTCTGCTAGTCTACTCATTATCGGTTTACTCTCTGTTGAGCTTTTTGTTTTTCATTTTCTTCTTCAACATATTGTATTAACATATCCACATATAACTGTCTTTCCCAAGGTAACATATTATCCAATTCCGTCAAACTATAATTATGGTGTTGCATCAATGCAAAATTAGTTTGATAGTAATTACTAAGGGATTCATGATTTAGATTTATCCGAAAAAACTTTGAATACCTTCAACTTTTATGTCTTCGTTATAACCACATTTTGCACATTTAAATTCTATTTTTTTAATAATTTTTGGCATAGTGTCAAAGAAATTTTGAATTTTCGTAAGATCATTTTGTTGAAGATTTTCAATAAATTCAACAAGTTCTTCTTTGGGAGTATCTTTAGCATAATACAAAGTTTCTTCATCATAAATGTAATCAATACATTCTATGATTGAATTTATAATCATATCAATACCTATATTAGTTTCTTGTTCTAGTTTTGAAGCTGTATCAAATGTTGGATATTTTAAAATGATACCCAACTTTGGACTTAGTTCTATTTTGTTTGTATGGGTTTCATTAATTGTTGGTTGAATTTCTAAAACATTCACATCAAATTTTAATAAATTTCCACAAACTTTATCTTCATCTTTTTCATCTTTAATTAAGTTATTGCAATTATATTTTAAATTAACAACTTCCCCAACCGATCTGGCTCTCAGTTGCATAAAAATATACTCAACATCAAAAGTGGCCAAACTATCGACATCTATTTCACTAAGTATGCAATTATTTAATACTTGTTTAACTACTTTTATTGTATCCAATACATCATTACTTTCAGTTGTCATCAAAAATAATTTTTGTTCTTTGACCAAAAAAGGTCTGAATTTAATTGTTTTTCCATTTGAAATTAATTTTGTTTCATATACAGGTACATCAATTTTAGGTAATGCCATTTTATATCCTCAGTTTAGTTTTAAAAAAATTATAGACCACAATTAACCGTTTGATTGTCTGGGTGTTTCATATTTTTGATACGCAAACTGTACACCAAGTCTATGGAAATTATCATCATTCCAACTTAATGCTTGTGCCGCAACTCCAGTTGGAAACGCATCAATTAATTTAACAGTAAAAATTTCATTAGCAATACTATCGAATTGAACAATTTCAATAGTTGTCATATATCGTGTATCATCTTCTTTAGCAAATCTCAAATTATTTGTATTAGAAGGTATAATTGCTTGTAGCCAGCGTTCAAATAATTTTCTTTCATAAAAGTCATTTGTACAAATAAAAGTTAAAGTTATGTCGTTATACTGTGTTTTAATTGGTACTTTAAATGTTGGTCCATAAATGTCCACATCTATTGTATTTAATGTTTTACCTGGTAATTCAGTAGCCTCACATTGAAGGGTTAAACTTTTCATTACTGTAATTGGAGAATCATTATTTCCTACTGTTGCTCCACCACCGGCAAATCTACTAATATAGTCCGGCATTGCAATTCGAACTTCGAAAAGATTTGGTTTTGCCAAACCATTCAGACGATTAATGTTTGATAAAAATTCTTGTGGTGAAAATGACATTAAAATTTCTTTCTTGAATCAGCATATACTTTACTTGTTGTTGCTCCCACAAAACTTTCCATTGGTAAAAGTGCCGCTATGTCCCATTCATCCGCACTTATCTCTAAAAATCTAGATTGCACTTGTGTGAATAAATATCTTTTAATACATGGTTGAGCTTCAAATATTTTAGATGCAGAAGATAATAGTGAATAACTCAATCTTAATTTTGTTTTTTTATCAAACCTATTATCCGTTGCATACTCGCTTAATTTATCCAGTAATATAATTCTTTGTTTTGGGTGTATATAATGTAAATTTAATCCTAAAAATCCATCAGAATATTCTTCAATCGGTAACACCAACGGAAATCTATCATAATAAGGCATAGTCTTTTTCGTTTTTGGATCATATAAATAAAAATACATTTTTCCTATAATGGTGCTTTCTTTTAATCTTTGCCTATCATTCATCAATGATTGTTTTGTTGGCTTTAAATCTGATATTTTTGATCTAAGCCAATTTCTGGATTTTTGTGTGCGGGGAACTAAGCCATCTTTTTGTAAAGATGCTTGTATTCTGTCTATTAAATATGCCATCGTATATTTATATCATATCCCAAGTTCTTTTTCTGTAATTATCTTGAATTGCCAACCATGTTCTTTGCAAAATAAATCTGCGGCACGCCATTTTTCTTGATTTATTGCATATGTTATAGATTCTGTTATAAATCTTTTTGTTTGTTTTCTTTGTTTTGGTTGTTTTGTTTGTGCAGCCGGTTTTACTTCCAATATAAAAGTTTTAATTGATCCATCTTTTTGTTGCAGTTTAACGATAAAGTCTGGAAAATATCTATGAATCTTTTGATCCACAGGTGATTTATAAGGTATTGCTAATTCTTCTGATGCCCACCAAATAACTCTTACATTGTCATCCAAATATTTCATAACTCTTAATTCCCACAAAGAACGGTAGATGATGTTTTTTGCATCACCTTTATATTTTAATGGGTTTTTGGGGGCAAATGTTCCTTTGTATGACATAAATATATCTAGTTAACACAGGACAATAAAATGGCAGTTTTTAATTTTACTAATATAGAAATTTCAGAAAATAAATCCGATAAAATATCAAATACTGGACGTGCAGCTGGCGCAGCCGGACAAAATTTTTCAAGTAATATTAAAAGATTTCCTGCTGACTTGGGTAGCTCAGACAAAAACCATTATATATTGATAAACATACTTAGTCAAACATCCCCCCCAATAACAGGTACCAATGGTGCCAATCAAGCAAATATTGCACTCTCAGGCCAACAAAATATTGCAGGAGCATGGAATACAATTCGTAATACAATCGATAGCGTTTTGCCTGCAATTGGTCAATTTATACCAACAGCGAACTATGGTGGGTCTCTAACAAGAATATCAGATACAATTGCATTATATATGCCTAACACTTTAGCCTTTGATTATAGCCAAGCATATAATGATGTAAGCCTAACAGACGCTTTTGGAAAAATAGGAGCAGTA